CCGCGTGCCTGATTATCCAGTGACGGTCGCTGTGCAACCACCACAGGAACACGACTAATCTTATTCGGCACCTTCGCCAGAACGAGATCTTCACGGTCGGGCATGAACATAACGCTGTTGTTAACGTCATACCAGCGCACCACCTCAACGTATGCGGTCGGATCTGTTGATCCGAACGTTCCACGCTTCATGATCTTGTCAGCAAGTTCAGGGAACATCGCGGCAAGGTCACCAGCGCGACGCTTGAACACGTTGCAGTAAACCTGCATCTCACCGAAACGGTCAATGTCGTAGTAGGCAGCCTCGGAAGACTCCACATGAATATGCGGACGGCCACCCTTGAAGTTAGGTTCGATACGGAACGGCACGAAACCGTACGTGATGAACTGATCCGCAGCGCGAATCATGCCATTGCCTAACTTACTGGACGCAATGTAGTAGTTAGCGATCTTCGTCCGCTTATCTGCCTTAGTGCGGGCAGACTCATCAAGCGCGGAATCGCCAGAAGCCGTGATTGTGGGGATGATACCGATCTGCTCGGACAGATCCTTAGCCACAACGTCAATCAGATTAGCGACAATCGGTCGGGACCACATACCCTCAGGGAACAGGCCAGGAAAAACCTGCTCTGCGTGGCCAGCACGAACGAGGGACACTTCACGCATACGCTTATCACGCTCGCTATTGCGCTTACGGATAGCATCAAACTTCTGCGCGTAGTCAGCCACTCGCTCACCTCCTCCTAAATACGGACAAAGCCATGCTGCGAAGCAGCAAGTTCGTCCAGGTTAATCACGTAGCGGGTCTCAATGTCCCGAGCCGACGCGAACTCATTCTTAAGAAACTTAGAAACGCCTGCAGAGTTGGCGCACACTTCACGGGCCACAATCTCGCAGAACCACAACGCCATCACGGCGTCCATCTTCAATTTGCTACCCCGAACACCAGGCTGCCAAGTGATCAACTGCTCGACCATCTTCTTGATATGTTCCGACGTGGAAGAATCGGGAAGTTCAATCAGGTTGTCCTTGGCATGCTTGAGGGACTCTTGGCCCTCACGCTTCGTCTTAGTGCCGAACAGCGGTGCCAGTGACGCCACACCAAACTCGGGATCCTGCTTATTGTTAGACGTATGATGAGGTCGATACGCAATACCCTTAGCGGCAAGGAACGACCTGATCTCCTCATCTTGAGTGAGGAACAACTGGAACGCATTCGACTCCACAATAACTGTGTGGGGCCGATATGCGTCCGCCCATTCCTTGATGAGAGACCTAATCGCCGCAGGCGTTGGTGCCGTCATGATATTCACATCCATGACGTAACGCTTATTAGTGCGGCGATCTACAGCATACGCAACCGTTGCAGTGTCCCCCGACATAGCAGGGTCAATCCCAATGATGCGATAGAAATTCTGCGAATCCGCAGGATGACCTGCCGCGCCAGATACCAGTACCCCAGGTTTTCTCATACCATTTACCGCGCCACGGACGCACACTGGGTCGAAGATGGCATCTTCAGCGACATCGAGGTTCTGGTATACCAGAGACCATTTACCTGGCCCAACCTCGTTACGCACATTGTTCAAGCGGGAACCGCTCCAACGTTCGAACAAGCCATTCTCGTCAGGCACATCAGTGTCTGACAGGATCTGCTCGCTCTTGGGCCACAACGTGACCCAGTCCTCGGGTTTAGGTGCATACTTCAGCACCGCTGGCATGGCCAGATACGTCCACGGCACATGCCCATCCGTGTAATGGTCAGTGTTCCGCAGTTCCTTATACAGGTCCACAGGGGATACTCGGGTGCCAACAATCAGCAACTGTCCACCGCCAGGTGGCAGACGAGACGCCACCTCTTGACGGATCCAATCCATCTGCTTCGGCCACTCCCCCGAGTTACTCAGGGTCACAACGTCATCAAGAATGATCAACGTCGCACGGCTACCATAGATCTGACCACCCATCCCGAGAGCCTCAATGGTCGGATCCTTCTCGCCAGAGTCTCGGGCTTCCCCACCCAAATAGATCTTATTAGCCGACCACTGGTCAGCCGTAGCCTTGTAGCCATCAGCAGGCCCGAAAGCCAACTGAAGATCAGCATACCTAGGATGAGTCAAACGCTGCTTGATCGCATACAGGAACTTCTTAGCCTGCTCCTGCGTCTTCGACACCACCAACACGTTAATGTTCGGATCCTTCGCCACCCGATAAGTCACATAGTTAATAGTGACCGTCATCGACTTAGCGTGGTTCGGCGGAACATTAACCAGCAGGCGAGACAAACCCGCCGTGCCCTTCTCAAAAATCATACCCTCAGGAAGCCAAGAAGGCTCCTTGCCCTCCATCAACTCCACCACGTTATTCATGTGCGGCCACACCGTGGTCCCCAGGTACCGCTGCGAGAACTCGGCAAAGCCGATGTCCGAGCGGCGAGCCTCATCCACCACATCAGACTGGCGGAGACGCACCTTATCCACAAGAGCCGCAAAGTCAGGATTCTCCCGACGCTGCACATCATACCAAGACCGAGAACGGCCGACGACCATCAGGGAGTCGGTCACCGTCTTACCCTGACGGACATGATCCACAATCTGCTGACGGGCCTCAGGAGCCGCCACGCGGCGACGAGGCGCCCTAGGCTCAGTCATGAAAAACATCCCTCCCATAGCGGCCCGCCGCCAAAGGCGGGCAGCAGGAAGAAAACAGGTACAACAGCACAAAAAATAGGGGGCCGCCAATATAGGCAAACCCCTAGCCGCAAGTACCCTAAAACAAATCCGAAGCAGCCTGGGGCGCAGCCCCTTGCTGCATATATAAAAGTCTCTTTACTAGTAGAGGGGCCTTGAAAAACAAGCCATTTCAAGGGGTAACAAGGTTAAATCTTTGTAAAGGCTGTCATAGTATGTCCACATTCATACACATATACCCCCCAAACAATTGAATATATTTTAGCCCACTAGGGGGTGCAGGGGGGTGGGGGGTGTTAAACATCCCCAGGTCGGTGCCCTCGCCCTCACGACGCCCATAGGGGGCCCTTAGGGGGCCCACGAGCGGCAGCACGCCCCCACGCCCACGCAAGCGCACGCCATCGACCGACACGGGAGGGACGACAGTGGGATGCGGGGTAGGGGGTAGGGGGTAGTTTTCCTCATAGATGATAGGATGGTGACATCGGATCAATTGGTGGTCCGAACAATTAGGAGGTTGTCATGTGCAAGGTTGTTGAGCCGTGTGTATTGGTTGAGGGCGTGTGGTTGAAGGGTGACCGCAAGGGTCTCGTGAAGACGTATCGCTGGTCGCTTGAGGAGTTGAATGAGGATCCGATGTGGCCTGAGGGTGTGGGCGCGATGTTCGGGAACGTTGGTCTGACGCTGCTCTCGATCACTGTGAACGGGATGCTGCGCCCTCACCTGGAGTCTCGTGCGCTGCAGGCCCAGCGCCGCTATGAGGCGTCGGTGAGCGCATGATCGACGACGGCTTGGGCGAGATGGAGTCGTGCTCCGTGTGTCTGGCGGAGGTGCGCTGGCGGTCTCTTCGGGAGACCGACGCGGGGAACGTGTGCCGTGACTGCTATGGGGACTTTCCCTCATAGATGCCATAATGGTGATATCAGTTCATTCAATCAATCGAAGGGATTAGACATGAATACGACGACGAAGACGAAGGCAGTACTGACCTATGCAGAATCCCGCCTTGTGGCGGGCAACTTGGACGCGGGCATCATCGCGGGCTTCATGGCCAAGAATGGCCGTGTGGGCGTGATCCGTGATGCTCGCGCCGTGAGCAAGGCGTTCCGCGCTCCGTGGTACGCCTCGTGGGCTCCGATGCTCACGGAGCCCGAGAGCCAGCCGAAACTGGGCAAGTCTGTTCGGCATGCGCTCGGCCTCATGCTCACGCCTGCGGCGTCGCTCGATGTCGCGCAATTCCTCGGGAGCATGCGACCCGTGAACGTGTGCCCTCGGGCGTCGCTCGGCTGTGAGGCGGCGTGTCTGGCGTATTCGGGGCATGGGCAATTCACGAAGACGCAATTGGCTCGGCAGGTGCGGCACGCTTTCTTGATCGCTCACCCGTACGAGGCGGGCGTCCTCATCGGGCGTGAGATCCGCGTCGCTCTCGATGCTCACGGAGCGGATGAGATGACGTTCCGATTCAACACGCTTTCGGACTACAGGATCGAGCGCATCATCCCGAACGCGATGCTGCTCATGGCGTGGAAAGGCGTCCGTCTGTACGACTACACGGCGTGGGCCCCGCACAATCGGGACACGCTCGGCGGGATGTACCACCTGACGTACTCGGCGAAAGAGCCCGAGCACACGTCGGACAAGTACCTCGCGGATCTGCTCCGTGCTGGCGAGAACGTGGCGATGGCATTCAACGTGCTGCCAGGGGAATTGCCCACGGAGTACGTGCTCGATGGTCAGACGTTCCGCGTGATCGATGGCGATCTGACGGATGACCGCACGGAGGATGAGCGCGGCGTGCTCGTGGGGCTCTCGGCTAAGGGCCCGCTCGGCAAGGCTGACAAGTCGGGCTTCGTCCGCGAGCCGCAGTCATGAGGCTCACTCGGCGCGGTCGCATGGTGGCGGGAGTCCTCGTGGCTCTCGCCATCACGGGCAGCATGGCGCTAGCCGAGGGGCTCGGCGTCCTGCTGTTTCACTGAGGGTTTCCCTCATAGATGTTAGACTTGAGATATCAACCAAGCGAACGGAGAAAGCAATGAAGGTTTCGGTCAAGGTCACGGTCGACGTCGATGTCGACGCATGGCAGCGCGAGTACGGGATCGATCGCAGCGAGGTGCGCGAGGACGTGCATGATCTCGTGAGCGAGGCGATTCTCCAGCACCTCGACAACCTCGGGCTGCTCACTGCACGCAAGTACGGCTAAGTCTTTCTGTCCCCTTCGGGGCAGGGCATGGCGTCCTCCCACGTCATGCCTTGCTCCGTGAGTGACAGACGGTTACTCAATCCAAGCGAAGGGATCCACAATGAACACCGAGAATCTGAACTGGGACGGCATGGCCGATGTGTACGAGGGTACCTTCGGTCGGCTCGCTCATCCGTACGTCGGCGACGTGCTGCCGAATGGGGCGACGGTCATCGCCTACTACCACGGCGCGGGCGGGCAGGGTTTCGTGCTGGCCTACGTCCTGAAGGGCGTGAGCAAGCACGAGTACGTGACGTGGAAGTACGCGCTCGCCGAGGACGGGACGGACTTCCGCGATGGCATCCTCTGCCACAACGGGCACTACTTCGGCAGCCTCATGGCTGCAGTGAAGGACATGTCTCGCCGAATCAATGGCGAGGACGTGGAGTTGTGCGAGACGTGCAATCAGCGCGGCTCGGATGGCGGCTGCGCCTGCCGAGAGATCTAGTTTCCCTCATATATGCCATAATGGAGACATCAACTACAGAACGGAGCACGACATGAGTCACATCGATCTAACCGAGTACGTGGTCTCGTACCTTGAGGCCGACCCGCTGCCGATCACGGTCCTCGCATACGGC